TTCTTTGCAGGCATATACAGTATCCTTACTTAGTCACAAATCTCAGCCAAACTTCTCCAATCCTCAGCAGTCCAATCAGAAGTATCTACCGAAGACGGAAGCTCAACTGTTATTCCGGCAATGTCTCCACCCAACACACCACTAGTCGCAGACGTGTTACCTTTAAGACACGCCATAGCGTTATCCTCCGGTGTAATCTCAAGGCTTGCTAGTTGAGTACATCCAACAAAAAGCAACGACAAAGCTAAAATAAAAAGTCTAATCATGTCCATATATCCTTTGCAAAAAATTGATAACAACGAACGGGAAAGTATAGAAGGTTTCTTCTTATCTTACCCAGACCTGCTACTTGTAAAGCCTCTCTAAAAACCTGATCAGCTTCCTTCTGGTTTTTTATAATGCCTTCACTGACTCCGTGAGTACATAAGTAATCGTGAACAACAGCAGCCCTTCTGTTTTTAGCATTGGCTACAGGCACAATAAACCTAAAAATTCTAGGAACAGAGGCTAAATCTGTAAAGTACCCTCTAGGGACTATAATATCTCTTCCTAGCATATCACTGGTGTAACTAAAATCTTTAGTTAACTGCCAGCCTCCTTCAACAGCGTTCAAAACTAAGTTGTTATTAAAACTGCTCAATTCCTTTCACCGCTTATCCTGTCCTGTAAAACTGCTGTTAAAGTTTCTAGAGCGCTAAGTCGAGTTCCTTGAGAAATCAATTCTTTTTCAAAGCTGTCCATTCGAGCCTTTTCAGTCTCGTAATGTTCTCTGACTTGCTGGGTATTTAGCTCTACCTTTACAGTTAAGTTGTTAATCTGTGTCATTATAGCCACCATTCCGGTAACTATTAAGCCAGCAGCGACTGTAGAAATTATGTCAGAAGTGTTAATTTGCATCAGTATGTACCACCGTCTACTGTGCCTAAGTCTACAGTACCAGTAGCTGTAATGTTGTCTACTGTAACAGTCCCTGTAAACGTAGGAGAAGCAATATTAGACTTAGTAGCTACAGCAACCGACACAGCATCAAAGTCAGCGCCTATCTCTGTGCCTTTAATTACTTTAGCAGGGTTTCCTGACACCAAAGAATCTTTAGCAGCGTAGTTCGTGATTCGGGTATAGTTTGACATTATATAATCCTACCTAATAGAGCATGAATATTAAGTTCTTGTATGGCTATAGAATTACCGTCTACATCAGTTTCTACGCCTACAGATACTACAGTTCCATGACCGTTAGTATTGATCTTCTGTCTGTTGATTAACGAAATAGAAGAACTGTATTCTGCCTCTGTGTTAAATTCTGATATATTGTATTGACCAACGTTGCTCTTTGGGAGCGTATATGCTTGCTTATTGTAAGCTCCTGAGTAGTCGTAGGCCCAGTTAAGTACAACAACAGCCTCAGCGCCGTCAAAGGTTGTCAAGTTAATCTTTTTAAGAAACTTTAGAATAGAGCTGTCACCGAAGCTCAAAGGATGCGAAAAGTACCTTAGCTGATAAGACGTATTGTTGTCGTCGTATCCAGAGTATTTAGCAATGCCAGCAGAGTTACCAATGTAGATTGTATCGTCTTCTAGATTAGTAAAGCACAACGGAGCCATGTGCGACCACGTAGTCGCTCTGTATGAGCCGTCCTGCAAAGGAAACCTAGTATCAAACACGTATACAGTTTGTAGGCCAGAAAAGTTTACCAGCACAAACGCCTCTTTAGGAGAGTAGTGCATTGATATGTTTCCTGTCTCAACGGTTACTAGAGTTTTAATGTCATTGTTAACGTTCTTAGATATATCTCCGATAGGAGATGACTTTTCTTGTATTGTACGTGCTATACTACGGACGCCAGAACGATCTAAAAAGATTAGGTCTTTACCAGTAGACACTACAGCATCTCGACTTACACAGCCTATGTTTGAAATAGTATCTGCTAGAGACATTGTAGATGGATTATCAGCACCTTGATAAATAACTATAGAGTCCTTACCAAAGATAATTAGAAAGCCGTTGTGAGCCGCTAGAGCTACGATTTCGTCATAGCCGTTAGGCCATACCTCAGATATGTCTATCGAGCCTGTAGAGCCTCCAGACCATGCCGTACCGTCTAGTAAGTCGCTCCAGTAGATAGTAGACTTATCTGTAGCAAAGTCAGCCACCCACAGCCTACCAAAGGCCGCTAATACTTCATTACCCTGTGGAGGTGTTCCAGTAGCGTGGGAATGAGAAGACATAGTTTCCACAACGCCTGTATGATCAGCATACAATAAAGGCTCATACCCTCTTTGAAAAAAGTACGCATGATCATTAAAGTTTACTATCTTCCAATCATCGCTAGTTATTGTATAAGAAGCTGGAGTAGAGTCTACTAAAGTAGTATCTCCTAAGAATATCTTATTGTTACCTACAGACAGTATTTCTGTATTTCCATCAGAATCTCTAAACTGATGCACTGCTTTAATGCCGTCAGAGCTGCCTAGCACAGAAGAGCCGTTAGTAGACACCATCTCATAGCCCTTACGAGACGCTATACGGCCTTCTTTGTCAATAATGCAGTTATCTGCTACAGCAGCAAATGTGGGGTCTTGGGACAGGGGAGCGTCCTGTGTGTTGATCCCAGCATAGCTTGGAGCTGTAATTGTGATGCTTTGTAGCTTTTGAGCCATATTAGACCGCCATAAAGGTAGTATCTTCTTGATACTTGTTAGCATCAAAGGCTATAGCGTCAGCCAGTATAGAGTCAGCTATAGCAAACTGCTCTGCTGCTGACTGCCCACCCGTTTCTCCACGCTCTCTAAGAGCCATAGCAAAGGCCATTTGAACTACAGGGTTTGATGGAACCTTTAGCTTGTCACTGTCGTTAGACAGTTCTGCTTGAGGCACAAAGGCATCAAACAGTAAAGAGTAGATGCCATCAGGCTGTGGATACACTTTGACTTGGATGTCTCCATTGCTGTCAGCGCCGCTAAAAGAAAACTCTGTAGGAGGCCCAGACGCGGGAGTACGCAAGTGATAGACATTGTTCATGTATGTCCTATTACGTGCATTAAATCTTTTGTTAGACGTCTTATTCAAAGCGTCTCTGATCTCAGTTTCTTGACCAGCGCCTGTAAGACTATACTCAGAAGTACCGTCAACTGTATCAAACTCTATGCTAGTACGTAAAGCAGACCAGCTGTGTGCAGCCTCTACAATTTGTTTAGCATCATTAACAAACGCACCAATCAAAGCAGAATAATCAGTCTCATTAACAGTACTGACTTCAGTTTCTCGAAGCCTTTTTAGCACATTGTTTATAATTTGTAAGTAAGTCATTTCTATTTCCTACTCAACTGGGTTTAACAGGCCACGTTACGTTATTAGGAAATCCTGCTTGATCAGTAATATCCCTAAGAGCCTGACGATAATCCAGCCAAACCTGTGGAACCTGTATTCCAAGATTGTCCTGAGCGTTCTGGTCTACAGCCTTAACCGTAACCCAATCTGACTCAGCAAGAAGCCTATCTCTCTTAGAGCGAATCTCTCTTGAGAATACAATGTTCTGTAGCTCTTCTTGTGTGTGCTTCATTACACAACCCTCACTTTCAGATTGTAATTACCTAAAGAAGTTATCCTGACCTTAGTGGATGCAGGATAGTCAAAGTCATAGTCTGTTCCTAGAACAGCACCCTCGTTCAGAGTGTTGGCATCGTAGTTAATAGACACACCGTCTGAGGACGCTCCCGCTACTGCATCGCTGTGTCCGTTAAAGATGATAGCCAAGTCTAAATCGTTACCCAGAGTTATATGGTTAGCGTCTGTTACGGCGTCCAGCTGAGTCTTGTCCATCTGATTCTGTGCAGTTCCAATAGCCTCTTCCAGCGTAGCCAGTTCAGTGTTGGTAGCGCCTGCTGTCCACGTCTCTGAGCCGTAGGTAGCGTTAGAGTTGTACTCCCACGTCCCTGCGTTGTTGCGTACGATGTCTCTCTCGCCGTTAGTGTCATCAACGACAGACCACGTAGTACGGTCGTCGGTAGAAATGGCGTAGTAGATCGTCCCAGAGCCTGACTCAGTAGCAGTCATGCTGTTGATGTCAGTCCAGTAGGTAGAGTCGATAGAGTTGGTAGTGATGGCTACTACTGGCTGACTAGGCGTTCTAGTCGTTGTTTGACAGTCTACCCAGTTCACTCCCATTATGTATATGTATTCGCCGTAGTTACCTAAAGCACATTTCTGGCTAGTGATGGTATCACTACCCGCTACATAAGTAGAGGTGACTGCTGACCCGATAGTTGAGATGTCCCACGCAGTTGAAGGAGTGTAGCGGCTAAGGATATAGTCACTAGTCAGTACATACAACTCAGTACCGTCAGCGTTCCAGTCAAACCAAGTAACAGTACCCAAAGCAGCGGTCTGTACGAAAGAAGCTGAGCCTATGACGTAGCTGCTCATGCTATATTCGTGAATGCCATTGTTGCCACATACCCATATCTGAGAGCCGTCATCGTTGACAGCAACAGCGTCAGGGTTAGTCTGCTGTGCAGATACTGAAAGCACAGTACCGCTTACGGAGGCTGTAGAGACGTCCCAAGCAGTGCTTAGGGCGTATCTATTGATGTCGTCTCCTGAGTTACCTGTGACGAACATCCAGCTACCGTCCTGACTAAAGCATAAGCCGGCTGGGTTAGTCTCCTGTGCACTGACAGAGAAGCTAGTAGTAAATGTCGCTGTTGTTAGGTCATACGGAGTAGACAGAGAATATTCGTTAACGTCATCACCAGATGTGCCAATAAGATAGAACTTAGTGCCGTCTGGCTTCATAAAGATAGATTCGCCGCTTGTCTCCTTATTACGGAAGTATAAAGTGCTACCAGTGGTTGTAAGGTTAGTAAGGTCGACAACTCCTGAAGAGTCAGTGATGTACTGCAAGTCACCGTCAGTAGAGTTATATTCGATGTATTCTATGTCCCAGTTACCTGAAGACACCTGAGTAGTCCCTGTAGGCGCAGTCAGCTCCTCAGTAGCTCCGTAGATGTCTAAGAGCTTAAAGGTTCCTGAGTTGGCGGTAATGGTCGCGCCTAGGTCATCCAACGACCAAGAACCAGTACCTTTAGTCAGTACAGGGCCAATCACGTCGTACTGGACAACAGTTTCGATAGAGCCGTCATTAGTACCGAAGACCATCTTAGTATCGCTGTCGGTGATACATACACCATACACCTGATCAGCGTATGTGCTGTTAAGGCTTGCTATATTTATCCCGCCTATGTAGTCAGCTGTAGAGATGTCCCACGCCGTGGACAGAGCGTATCTTCCTATTACATAGGCATTATCATAAGTGACGTACACGAACAGGCCGTCGGATGAGAACGACATCCCCGCCACGTCGCCGGCGCTGTCCACTCTGAACGAGTCTATAAAGGTAACAGTGGACGTGATGTCGAAAGCAGAGCTGAGCGTGTACTCATTAATGTCGCTTCCTGAACCACCAAGAACGAACATCTTTAGGCCATCAGAGCTAAAAGAAACATCCTGCGGTAAGGCGTCTTGAGAGTTTACAGAATAAGAATTACCAGAATAAGAACCAGTAGATACGTCAAAGCCAGTGCTGAGAGTGTACTCGAAGACCGTGTCAGAACCCTGACCAATAACGAACAGCTTAGTGCCGTCGTCGTTAAAGCAGAAACCCCTAGCAGTAGATTCTTGGGAGGAAGCACTGATAGAGTCTACTTCCGTGGCAGTAGAAACATCATAAGCTGTAGACAGAGTGTACTCCCAGACTTGATCATCATTATCGTCTAGTAAGAACATCTTAGTGCCGTCGTTGTTAAATCTAATACCCCTTACTTGACCTGTTACAGACGGTGGCGCATACGACTTAGACGGGTCTGACAGATGCGAACCGCTGCCACTGTAGCTGAAGTCCAGCGTAGTTGCTGGGGACTCAGTCGGCAGAGTGTAGTTAAGAGCGCCTACGTTCCAGCTGTTATTAGTAACGCCTACTTGAGGCACTTCCTTAGTCACAGAGACTACAGGCTGTCCAGATGGGGCAGATGAAAGGGTTATAGTAGATTGCTCGTTAGTAACGAAAGTTTTAGTAAGTGTTCCTTTAGTTGGGTCAATACTTAAATCAACACCTTCTAGTTCAGAACCCGATGTCCACCTAGCATACTGACCTGCTGTGGGAGTTGGAGATACTGTAACTCCTCCAATAGCAATAACTGTATCGTCTACATATTTCTTTACAGACTGTTGAGTGGGGACTTTGGTATCTAGGTCAGATACCATATTGTCTTCATCAATAACGAAGCTCATAGAAGCTGTGGTTGTATCTGTGTTCATCACAGCACCAGCAGCGTCTACATTTGTAGAATCGGTTACATCTGCATTGGTTTCAATTGTGTCTAGCTTAGTTCCATCTGTAGCAACGTCTCGTCCATCAACTGTTCCAGATACTGTGATGTTTCCAGTAACAACTAAGTCGGCAGTGTTTAATGTCCCAGTAACGCTTCCACCAACACTTAAATTATTTAGCGTAGTAGTTCCACTAGCAGCAGTCACATTACCAGTCACATCACCAGTTAAATCACCAGTAACATCACCCGTTACGTTGCCCGTTACGTTACCTGTAAGGTTTCCAGAAAACGCTGTACTAGCAGTTACAGTACCCGAGGCAGTAATATTAGTTGTAGTAATTGAAGAAGGGTTAGTGCCTAGTTCTACAATAGTTGCAGAACCGTTCTCTGTAAAGAGACGCTTATCTGTTACATTAACCGCTAACTCGCCCTGAACTAAGTCTGATGATGTTGGGACAGCTGAGGCGGTAGAGCTGTTCTTCGTAATAATAGTCGTAGTCATAATCTACCTTAATAAACCTCTGAATTAAAAACAGGGGAGGCTCCGAAGAACCTCCCCAGTTAACTTAGTCCTTACGCATTAACGTTAAGGATAAAACCACCTTCTGGGCGAAGAACCTTCACACCATACAGATGATCAGCAGTGTACAAGTTAGAAAGCCATTCTTGCTTGTACTGAGTCTGAGAACGAACACCCATCTGCTCAGCAAGAACAAAAGCGTCCCTGTGGAGAAGAAGTGCTGCTTTCAGATCATTGGTGTTAGCAGTGTTATCCGCTGCGGCTTCAGAAGTAGCGCAGTTAGTGGATACGTAAATGTCAACACCGTAGATGTTACCAATCAGACCGTTCTGTACAGGCTGACCACTTACGAAGTCAGAAGATACATAACGATCAACACCCATGATAGCGTTACGCAGTGAAGGAGGAATAACAAACGAACGATTGTCGAAAGGCACGTCGTTGTCGTCCATCTTCTGCAACAAGGCACGGAAGCCAGCGTCTGTAAAGACATCGCTAGCACTTACCGTGTCTGCGGCGTATGCGGTCAGGCCAGTAGAGGCGTCAACGTAGTAAGAAGCAGTGTTAACATAAGTACCGCTTGCGTTACCAAGATTGACAGCAAGACCGTGCAGGTCTGAGTCTACTTGCTTAGCCAGAGCATAACCAGCGTCTTGAGTATAGAATTGACGGAGTGAAGACAAGGCCTGTACGTCGGTGATGTCTTCGATCAGTCGTGAGTATTCAAAGTGCTTGTCGATTACGACTTGTACTTCGCTCTCAGTAGCATTTTGAATGCTAACTGCTGTGTTGGCAGTCTTAGCAGTCGCCGAACCACGAACGGGAGCAGGAATATGGACAGTATCGCCCTTCTTACCTACCATGCTCATTTTTTTGACGAGGGGCGCGAGTACGAGTGAATTTTCGTAGGCCGCGATGACCTCGTCCGACCAAATTTCTGGGATAAAAGTAGCTGCGCTAGTATTATCCACAGCATTAGTCATACTGGGGTATACAGACTTAGTAGTCATAATAATCTCTTCCTATAAATGATTATTTGACCCTTCCTTCGGCATAAGCCCTCATTATCTCATCCTGAAGAGCTTCGTACCGACTAGGGTCGTTACGCATTAGTTTAATAATGTCTGCTCTGCGGAAGATTTTCTTACCCTTCTCACTACTGCCAGAAGCGTTTCCAGTAGAAGCGTTTCTGACTGTATTGGCCCTGCTTTGCTTTTCTACGCTAGCCGTCTGAGTTACCAAAGCCTTTCGATCTTTCCAAAGACTAAAGATTTCATCAGCTGCTTCGTAGTCGTAGTTACGATCAGCCTCGGACAGTAACTTAGTCCTAAAGCTGCTTTCCTTCACCCAATTCAAGAAGGCTTCATCCTGTAAGATTTCCTTCATGTCAGGATGCTTCTGCGCCAGTATGTTCTGAGCAGCAGACTGCTTCATGGTTATCGAAGCCTTTTGAGCCTCTACAACCGCTGGGTGTTTCTCAATCGCTTTCTGAATAGCTTTCTCAGGGTCAGAGAAATAATCAATCTCTTCCTCATCGACAGTTTCTTCTCTTTTGGATTGAGACATTACAAACTCGTCTACAACCTTCCGTAGCTCGCCTACCTCGCTAGACTGCCTCCCTAGAAGCTGTTCAGCCTCTTGGTGCATCTTAACGACTTCAGCGATAGACTTACCCTGATATTTGTCGGGGATGTCTGGTGCTTCTTCTACCGGCTCTGTAGTTGTCTCCTGTATAGGAGCTACAGTACTTTCCAGTGTTGGTTGAGATTCCTCTGATGCTTCCACATCATCGTCTTCATGTCGTCCAGTGTCAATTAGTGTAGCCATTATTACTCCGTGATCTAATCATTATGGAGAGTGGTAAAGCGACGTGGTTACTCGCCGTTCTCTTTACGCTCTTGTTGTATCTTTTGCTGCCTATTCTTAGCCCACTTCATTGTAGCGCCCGGAAAATTACCGGATAAGGGGTCTAAGGAACTGGCAACAGCCGAGACAATTCTAGTTGCCTTGCCTTCGCAAGTTGAACATACTGCTTCCCTGATCTCTTCGTCAACATAGCTATCAGTGACGTGTCCATCAGGACAGATGAACTCATAAATTCGTCTAGCCATTGGCTGCTTCCTCGTTATTCTTGACAGTTTCTTCAAGATTGAGGATTGAGCCAATGATATTTAGTTGTCCTTTACGAAATTGAAGGTCTAAATCGTCTTTAGTGCTCAGTACTGAGTTTATGATCTTAGCGTTGTTTTCTAGTTCCTCTAACAGCGACTTCCAGCCGTCTGTAGTGAACATCATACGCAAGTCTTCATAGTACTTTTCGTCGTCTGTCATGTCATTCTCCTTTTTGGTGACATTTTCCTTGACTTTAACTAGCTTTTATGCTAATCTTATAATTATATCTTATTATAACATATTTTTTAGACTTTGTCAAGTCTTTTTAGCGGCTCTTTTGGCCGGTTTAGGGGGTTCTAGGGCTTCAATCTTCTTTTCTAGCTGCTCGATGCGCTTATTAGCCCTATCGAAAGCTATATTTACCTGATCTGCGAGGCCTTCCAAGTCCTTTGTGGTTATCATCCTCATTAAAACGCTCCTCTCTTAGTGTTTTCCTTGTCTACTTCAAGACCCAAAGCCTTTTCATCCAGAGCCAGCTTAGCGATCTTCATCTTACGATCAAATTCCTTGTCTGTAGTGTCTGACATACCGTTAAGAGCCTTAATACGGTCAGTTTCAAGCTCCACAGGTACTCCACGAGCCTCAAGAGCAATCTTCTGTGCTCTAGCCTGACTCTCAGCGGCTTGGCCGTTAAGTGCGTTAGTCTGGCTAGCCCTGAACTCCTGCTCTGCCTGACGAGCCTGCTCAGCTGCTTGCTGCTGCTCTGGAGACGGCTGCTGTGCTTGCATCATGGTTTGTATCAAATCTTCACGATTATTGATGTTCATGTTGTCAATAATACTCTGTAGCAGAATAGGATACACAGGATTCTCAGGCCCAGTGGTCTGTAGAAGCTGTACAAGCTGAGTTACTTGGTACTCACGGGCTACGATACCCAGAGTAGAGGTAATATTAAACTCATAGTCTCCAGCTGGGAAGTACTCAGGCTCAAATTGCATATAACGCCATGCAGCTTTCTGTACAAACGGGATCAGGAAGGACTCTTGGAAGTTCACAAGAGTACGCTTTTGGCGCTTGATGATGCTGCCCATGCTCATAGAAGAGCCAGCAGAAGTAGGCCCACCGCCTCCAGCAGCTGTCTGAGCGGAGTCTAGACTGCCTGTAGAAGCCTGTACCATGCGCTGTAGAGCTTCTGCCTGTGCAAAGCTGATCTGGCTGACGTTGCCGAAGTTAAACGGATGCAGCACCTCTCGTGGATCGCCATTTGTCAGCAGTAGTTTACCTGCCTTGACCTCTGGCTTAGTGCCGCGAGGCATACGAGTAGCGTCCATAGCCAGCATTGGGTGGATGGTGAGAGCGAGAGCGTCTATACGTGCTCTGATTTCACTGTCCAGAGCCTTCTGGGAGTTATAGCCTTTCTCACAAACACCCATCCCCCAAAAACGACTAGGCACACAGTCCCATGAGAAGGCCACCACGGGACGATCTTCCATCATGTAAGGGTTCTTCTCAGCCTTGAGCAACTGGCCGTTACCGAGCACCACAAGAGCTTCTACGTAGTACGAATCACGGCCCTCGTCTTCTGTCTCGCTGTCGAGGCCGTCTACGCCTTCTTCTTCGCCTGCTGCTTCAAGCAGATGCCGTGGAACCAGACCATAATACTTAGTAAGACGTACTTTGTCTGTAGGCTCGTCAAACAACTCCTGATCAGGCTCTATGTCCAAGTCCGGAGCAGCTTCGCCTATGTAGGTTTGCTTGTAGACTCCTTCTTCTTGCAGTATCTCCACCTGATGACGGGATACAAACTGGTCAATAGCCACGCCGAGGGCTTCTTCAATAGAGGTCGCTACAGGGTCTATCAGGAAGTTCTGGGGCTGGATAGGACGTAGCCTTACGCTTGTCTTGTCACGCACCTGCACGCCTACAGCCTGCATAGTACCTTCCATAATAGACTCTGTAGCAGGTACTAACTCTTTATTGCTTTCGATAACAATCTCAGCAATACCCGTGCCGTAAATGGCCGAGTTGATCAAAACCTCGCCGATGGCGGCTCTAATCTTGTTCTTCTTAAACTCTTCTTCTAGCTTATGACGGAGTACTTGTATATCGCCTCTGTCTTGGTCGCCGTAGTTGTCCTGAACGTCAAAGAAGCGTCCACGACCAAAAGTAGCCTCTTCGATCTCAGCTACGTTATTCTCAACAGCTTGAAGGAGGGCTGGAGAAACAATCCTGCTGCGCTCGCTTGTTCTGGTAGCATCGTCAGCGTTCCAGATACCACGCCACAGCCGATAATATTCATCATGTTTTTCATCGTAGTTAGTGTCGTAGTGATCACGCCAATCGTCGCACTTAGACTGAACCCAAGACTCAAGAGTCTCTTCGATCATCTGAGCTGAGCCGCCTTCAATATAATCTTCCATAAGTTAGTACCTTAATATCCGCTAACGGGGTCTAGTATTGTTTCGTAGTCGTCTTCTTCAAAGTTTCCAAAGTACGCTACCTGAGCTAGCTGGTCTATGTAGGCCAGACTATCTACGGTATCGTCATGCACCAAATGGTTAGGAAACTGGAAAAGCTCGTCTAAGAAGGTCATATTCCACTCCCCTTTTCTGATGGAAATAAGCCCATTCTCAAACCTGCCCTGCAAAGCCCACACGATCCTGTCTTGCTTCTTCTGGTTGCCGTGTGTTAGCTCTTCTACTCTAAAATACTTATTGTATCTTCTCATCAGGTCTGTAAGAGGCGACATTACTGCCTGTTTACTTATACCCCTTTCAATACCCACGCTGATGGGTCTGTACTTGTCTACAGCCCTGAATATCCTCTTGGCTGTCTCGTCAAGCGTCCACCTGCCTATAATCATCTCTTCGACTATCCAGCCGTTTTCTCCCACCTCAACGACTGTTATTACAGAGTTGTCTAACTTCTTAGACTGCTTTTTGCCCATCTCGGTAAAACCGGCAAGGTCAATAGCAATATAGTAGTCTCCGCTTTCATCACCACGCTTACCTTCAGCGTACTGTATCCACTCCTCCTTAAAGACTTCACTGCCTCTAGACTCAAAGCTAGCCATAAACTCCTGACGGAATCCATGAGAGGACATAGTCTTCTTGGCTGTATTGATCTCCTCAGGGTCGATAAACGGGTTATCAAAACTGGTAAAGTGGAAAGACGAGTAGTCCTCCAACAACCCCATCCCAGCGTCCCTGTGAAGCTCGTAGAAATGGTTTCTGCCCAAAGGAGTACCAATGAACAACGCACCACCCTTTAAGTCCGAGAGGGCAGGGCGTATAATCAACTCCCACACCTCAGGCTTCATGTCAGCGTACTCGTCCAGTACAACGTAGTTCAAGGACACACCACGCATCGTCTCAGGCCTGTCTGAGCCTTTCAACGATATAGTAATACCGTTAACCAGCTTCAGCTCTAGGTTGTTGATGTGCGACGACGCTATAACGTCCTTACCCAACTCCAGCAGCGTATTCCAGATAACATCTCTGGCCTGTGCCTGAGTAGGAGCAACGTAAAACACCTTCCCCTTTGTAGCCTGTAGGCCATGCACTAACAATAGGTAGGCGGCGAGCTGGGTCTTACCAGTTCTGCGCCCAGCAGCAACCACCTTAAACCTTGACTCGT